CAGTGTGCGGCTGATGTCGAGCATGGTCTGATAGGCGGCCAGGCTCGGATCGTGGCCGAGCGTGAGCGTGATCGTGCTCGGATTGAAGCCTGTCGGCACCGCAAGGCTGTTACGCTTGGACAGCGGCTCCACGTTGGTAAACCGCGCGTCGCCGCCGCTGCTGGTGATGTTGAGCACCTGCGGGATCTCGACCCACGAGGACAGCTTTTCAGCGGTGCCGGTGCCGGTGCCGCTGGCATACCAGTCGGTGTCGCTGCTGTTAAGTCCCAACACCAAGAACGTGTCGGCGTTTTGCTGATCGACGCGGTAGACGGTATCCGTGGCGTCTTCCCAGCCGCTGGTGAGCAGCACCTCGTCATTGTCTGAGTAGCCGTGCCCCGTGGCGGTCGCCAGCGCCGGATTGGCGTTGCTCAGAATCGTCACCGTCTTGGGCGACGCGAGAGAGGTGGAGAAATAGAACTTGCTGCCCTCGGCAAAATAGTAGGCCATGGTTGAATCTCCTAGGTCAGGTTGGGCTGGGCTCGCATGCGGACCAGCATTTGCAGGTTGCACATGGCCAGCTGATCGCCGGCCGCATCGAACTCGTAAACCACCGCGGTGGGCTCCATGCCCAGCGGCAACGCACCGGCCAGCGTGGGATCGGTAAGCAGCCTGTTCAGGGTGGCCTGCAGCAGCGCATCTAGCCGCAGCTCGGCCGTATTCGCGTCGTCTGCCGTGGCGCGCGCCGTCAACTCCAGAGCCACGCGCACCAGCCACACACCAGGCACGCCGTAGGCCAGCGGCGTGACATCGGGTTCGCACGCCACCGGGCGCACGGCAATCGCCGCGGCCACTTCTGGCGGCGTGGGCGCGAACCGCACGCGCCAGACTTCAGTCGCCACCGCAGGCGCCGACATCAGTGACGCGACGATGGCGCCGACGACGGTGGCAACGATGGTGGTCATGCCGCGGCCCTGTTATGCAGGCGCAGCGTCGTGACGCCGGTCCCGTCAGGCTCAACGGCCGCCACCGTGTACCGGGCGCTGCCGATCATCAGCACGCTGCCGGCCGCGGCGCTTTCGGCGTCGGCGGTGGCCAGCATGGCGTGCGGCATGTTGCCGCCCATGGCGGCGTCGAAGCCGACGCCGTAGCCGTTGTCGAAGATCACGCGCACGCCCTGCCCGTCGAGCGTTGCGTCAACCGCAAAGCCGGACAGGGAGAAAAACGGCGCGAGATTCTCGGCGAAGGCCATGGGGGGTTACGCCGTGGTCTTGGGCCTGGCGACGAGCGTCACGCCGACGACCACCGGCCCCGTCGTCACGGTGGCGATGACGCGCACATGACTGCGGCACTTGCTGGCCGGCACGATGAGCTTGGCCGACGTGTTCGCCGTGCTCAGGGTCGTCGTGGTGGCGCCCGTCACGTCGCCCGCGCCGGTGCCGCTGCCGTCGGTGGCGTCCGTCACCTTGACGACGACGTTGCCCGTGGTGGCGCCCTGCGAGATCACGAAAAGCAGGTCGCCTTCGTAATCGCTCACGGCCAGCCAGTTGCCGTTGTTGGCACCGGCCGAAAGGCTGGCGGTGTTGAGAGCCTGAACGGCCGAGCAGGCTCGCGCCTCGTTACCCAACATGAGCGGACTCCTTTTGCGCCTTGCCCTTGACGACAGCGGCGGCGGTTTGTGTGGTGAGCGGCCCCGGCGGCGGCGCCGGGGGCTCGGTTTGCGCGCGCTCGGCCTTGCCCGCTGCGATCAGCTCGCGGCCCACGGAATCGGACACCTCGGTCGAGGTGCCGACTTCGTGCCGCTTGCCGCCCAGCAGGAAGGCGCGCGTGACGGTGATCTTCACGGCGGCGCCTGCTATCAGGTGATCGAGCTGGCGTACGTGAACGCGCCGGGGTAGCGCAGCGCCACGTCGCAGGTGTACCAGCCGCGCACGGCGGTAAGGCCGCGGGTGAAGTCGGAGAACGGATTCACCATCAGCTCCAGCACGCCCCATTCGGCCAAAATCACGGTATCCCAGGCGCCAAACAGCATGGTTGCCGTGGCCATCTGCGCCGAACTCATCGCCGGGAATCCGAGGATTCCGCCGCGCTGAATGTTGCCGGTCCACATGCGGGTGGTGCCCGTGGTCGGCAGTTCCGGGCGAGCCATCAGCAGGGCGGCCACGGCCGGCGTGGTGACGTAGCCGCACGAGCCGTTGATGGCGTTCGCGCTGGCCACGTCGGCCTGCGCGTCGAGCAGACCGGCGGCGGCCAGGCTGCTGCCGGTGAAGGCGCCGATGCTGCCGGTGCCGACGATGCCCAGCGGCTGACCGCTGTTGCCCGAGCCGCGGATGATGCCCACGTCAACGGCCAGGCCGATGTCACGCGCGATGCTGTCCATGATCAGCTGCTCGGCGTCGGGCGAAGACTGCTGCATCAACAGGTGCGACAGTTCGGTCAACGCCGCCACGTTCTTGGGCGTCAGGCTGACTTGGCCCAGCGTGGGGTTCGCCTCGGTGATCTGCGTGGTCTCGTCCGCCAGCCAGTACGCCGTCGTGCCAGCTGTCATCTTCGGGATCGTGACGTTGCCCTGCAGGCCCGAGAGCCGGCGCACGCCCATCTGCAAGCCGACGCTGGTGTTGCGCAGCAGTTCGATGAAGTTTCCGGGCTGGTTGTCGGTGCTGACCAGGTAGTTCGATCCGTTGGTGCCGGCCACGTCCCAATCGCGCGTCATCTGCCGGGTGGGCATGCGGTCGCGCATCATCACGTCGAGCGGCACGAAGAAGGACGTATCCGACTTCGGAAGCCGGTTCATCCGCTTCACGATCTCCTTGTTGGCCTCCAGCTCGAGGCCGGCCTTCGACCAGTCCTTGCTGGTGGCGGCGCGGATCGCGCGCATCAGCGAATACTTGCGCGTCTCGGTGGCGCTCATGTCCAGGCGCGTCACGGCCTGCGGGTTGTTGCGGCCACGCTCTTCGAGCAGCTGCACCAGCTCGGCAGAAACGGTCTCGAAGTCGGCCCCGGTGTCGATCCAATGGGCGGCGTAGCGCTCGTCAAGCTTGTTCGCAGCGCACAGGTTGCGGATGCCGGCCTTGCGGCTCTGCTCCATCTGCAGCGGCGTGAGGCGCTTGCTGTGGTCTTCTGTCACTTCGATGCGCGGGGCGCTGCGGGTTTCCACGTTCGCGCCCGTGGCGGCGTTCTCTTGAGCGGACATGCCGACTCCTTCTGATGTCGTGGCGACTGCCACGGGTTGCGAAACACCGGCAGCACGCACCATGCGTACTGCCTTCATCTGCGATTCGTCGGCGTTGCGGCCGATGCCGACACTGCTGTCGGCGGGGATCGTGACCACGCTCACCTCGAGCGGTGCCCAGCGCGTGGCGGTGAAGACGTTGCGCTTGCTGTCTTCGGTCAGCTCTTCGATTTCGTAGCCGATGGAGACATTGCGCAGGCCCTGTTCCACCATCGTGGCCACCTCGGTGGCGCGGGCGGTGCTGAACATCGTGGCGTCCACGTACAGCCGGCCGCCTTCGATGCGGGCGCCGTCGATCATCCCGACCGGATCGCTCCAATCGTGGTTGAAGAGCAGCGGCGCGGCACCGCCCTGCAGGCGATCCATGCGGATGGCCTTCGCGTCGTGGCTGAGCACCTCGGTGCCGAACCAGCGCTCGACCGGGCTTTCGCTGCTGGCCGGGAAACTGAGCGTCACGCGCTTGTCGTCGGCGCGTCGCACCTGGATCTGCGCGGCGCTCATGTCGCGGGCCAGACGGCCGCACTTGATCTCTTCGTTCATGCAACCCTCTTGATGCGTTGCGCCTGATCGGCGGTGCTGCCTTCGTCGTCGTCGTCTTCAGGCTCTGGCTCGGCAGGCGAAGGCGCCACCGGCTCAGGCTCTGGCAGCACCTCGGTATCGGTCAGGATGCCGGCGTCGGCCAGCATCTGCAGCTCGCGCTGGCGCGTGGCGATCACGTCTTCGATGTCGCGGCCGTCTGCGGTCTGCGCGATCACGTCGGTCAAGGTGGTAAGGCCGGCCTTGATCGCTTCCTTGTAGGCGTTGACTTCCTTCGTCGGGTCGACCCAACTCCAGCCGCGCACCTTGAAGAGCACGGCCTCATAGCGCTGCGGGCTGACGAAGTAGGCTTCCAGCGGGATCGCGGTGATCGCACGCGCCAGCACGGCCTGCTGCAGCCAGAGCTTGTGCAGCGGCTGCCGGAAACTGCGCAGCCACCATTGCTGCATGCTCTTGTAGAGGTCGCGGTCGTCGAGCAGCGCCAGGCGGCTGCTGCTGTAGTTGCTCTGGCTGTAGTCGCGGCTCAGGCTTTCGTAGCTGGTGCCGGTTCCGGCGGCGACCTCGCGCAACATGGCGCGCATGAAGCCTTCGAGCGCGCTGTTCGGCCGGTTCGGCGCGTGATAGCTGAGCTTCTCGCCGGGCGCCAGTTCCTGGATCATCAGCGGCTCGATGTCCATCACCGCTTTGCCGTCGGCGCCTTCGTCGGTGGCCAGCGGGCTCTGCGCCTCTGGCGTTTCGATGGTGGCGAAGTACGCGGCGCTGGCACGCGCTGCCGTCACCTCGTGCTGCGTGTATTCGCCCATGTCGTCGAGCTTGCGCAGCACGGTATGCAACCACGGCTCGCCGCGCGTCTGCGGCCAGCGCGTGGTGAGTTTCATGTGGAACACCTCATCGGCCGGCACGCGCTCGACGCGATCGGTCATGCTGTCCATGCGAACGCGAATGTCGCCGCCGTGGCGCTGCCGCAGCCAGTAGGCCACCGGGCGCTGAAAGCGGTCGACCTCCACGCCCATGCGCACTTCGTTGCCGACGCCGACGCCCGTCAACTCGTGGTGGTCGGTGGCCAGTCGCTCGGCCTCGATCAGCTCCAGCGCCAGCGGCACGGCCGACTTTCCGAACGGGCGCAGGTGCACGCGGATCAGCGCTTCGCCGGCCTCGAACACTTCGCCCATAGCGGCGCGCTCGAGGTCGTGGAAGTGCAGCGTGCCGCCGGTGTGGGCGCTGTCGGCGGCCATCCATTCCAGCCAGGCCCATTCGATGGCGTCATTCACGCCTTTGGCCAGGTCATCGCGCGTGGTGCGCACCTGGGCCTGCATGCCCACGCCGCTGCCCACGATGTTGTTCACGATGATCGCCTTGGCACGCTTGGCGTAGGCGTTGTCACGCACCATCTGGCGCGAGCGGCTGCGCAGCGTGGTGAGGCTGCTGCTCAGCTCGGCGTCTGCGCTGCCGGCGCTGCCGCCGAAGCCCAGCGTCGTGCGGGTGTGCCGCGCGCCGCCGTACAGGCGCTGGCCGCGGCCCTTGGCGGGCGCGATCCAGTTCGCCAGGCGGCGGCGGATGTCGGCCAGTTTCATGCCCTGGCCATCCGAACGTAGACCTTACCCTTGGCGCTGCCAAGGCCGGCGGCGATGTCGGCGGCGCGCTGATCGCGCTGCACCTCTGCGGCCCAGTGGTTGATCACCTCGAGGATCTGGCCCGGCGTGTTGAAGTACATCTGCCGGCCGCCGATCATGTAGCCCTTCTGCGTCGGGCTCCAGGCCGCGAAGGCGGCACGGGCATCGGCCAGCGCGATCTCGGCCTGCGTGCGCGTGTCTGTGCCGGGGCCGATGCTGGCCGGGTTCGGGTGCACCACCACCTGGCCGGACTCGCTGGCCACGCTGTAGCGCTCGGTGCCGAGCGTCACATAGGCGGCGGCGGTGTAGTTCCCGGCGGCCCAGTTCGCAGTCGTGGCCGCGGCCACCGTGATCGCGTGGTCGTCGCCGTCGGCCGTGCTGGTGAACGTGTACGCCGTGCCCGCAGCGCGCGGCACCAGGCGATAGGTGAGCACCCACCCGGCAGAGGCCGGGTAATCGGTCAGAGTGACCGCGTGTGCGAGGGTGTCGCCTGCAACGATCTTGGGCAGCATGCCCTGATCGTCACATGATGCGGCGCGCCTTTTAAGTCAGGGAATGGCGCGCGGCGCGCGGGGCGTTTATTCGACTTGCACCAGCGTCGCCACGTCGAAAGCGCCGATGCTCGGCGGGTTGCGCCGCTGCACGCCGCCGAGGTCGCGCGTGTAGCCGAGGTGAGTGCCGGCTCCGATTATGGGGCTGCTGGGGAGGGGGCGGTAGCTGGGGGAAAGGAGAG